ATCCATTGCATCCAGTTGAACAAGCGAGGGCCGCATGAACCACGAAGACATCAACCCGCACAACCAGCTCGCCGGGTTGTTCCCCTGGCACCTGAGAAACCGCCTCGTGCTCGCCGCGCGCGCACGGGACTACGACGAGATCGACGCGATCACCGACACGCTTGCGAACCTCGGCCTCGTGCGGCCGCGCCGCGACGGATCGATGTTCTCGCCGAAGTTGACCCGAGCCCTTCAACTCAAGGAGACCACGCAGTGAGACTCGAATTCCCAGCCGGTCCGGATGCAACCGAGTTGTTCGCGGGCGCGGCGGCGTAGGGCCGTCACGCCGTCACGCCGTCACGCCGTCACGCACTATGTCATTCGTCAAACTCGACACCGGAATACTCGATTCGACCCTTTGGGTTCGTCGGGATGCGCGCGAGGTATTCATCACGGCGTTACTCATGGCCGTGCCTCGCGAGATATTGGATCCGACCCCGCAACTCGATGTGCGTGAAATACGCGCCACAGGGTTTGTTGTGCAGCCCGGGTGGTATGGGTTTGTAGAGGCGTCAGGCCCAGGGATCGTGAGGCGTTCAGGGTTACCACAGGACAGCGGGTTGGACGCACTAAGCGAACTCGGAAACCCGGACGGAGAAAGCCGAAGCGGCGAGTTTGACGGCAGGCGGTTGGTCCGCGTTGACGGTGGGTATGTGGTGCTGAACTACATGCGCTATCGCGACAAAGATTCGACCGCAAAGGTGCGCGCTCAAAGGTATCGAGACAGACAGAAAGTCACGGCCGCAACGCGTGACCGTCACACCGTCACGCGTGACGCGTCACGTTTCGTCACCATAGCAGAAGCAGAAGCAGAAGCAGAAGCAGAAGCAGAAGAAAGAAAACCCCCTACCCCCTTGCGGGGTTCGGGGGGTGAGGCGCGCAAGCGCGCGACCCTCCCCGACCGACCGCCAGACGTTGCCGAGCAGGTCTGGTCCGACTGGCTGGCCCTGCGCAAGGCCAAGCGGGCTCCGGTGACGGCAACGGTCATCGCCGGCGCGAAGGCCGAATCCGAAACGGCCGGGATGTCGCTGGAGGCGTTCCTGCGGATCTGGAGCGCCAGGGGCTCGCAGGGCCTGCAAGCGGAGTGGCTCAAACCGCACGAGCGAAGCCCCCCCGAACCGCAGTGGGCCAAGGACCGCAAGGCCGCAGTCGCAGCCTACGGCGGCGCGCCGCGCAAGACCGGGGAAATCATCGACATGGAGGCGTTCAATGCCGCTGCACCGCGACTGGGTTGAAAAAATCCACACCCGACTACTCGCTCGATACGGATCGGCCTGGATCAGCCTGTACCGCGACATCGACCCCGCGCTCGTCGTTGCGGACTGGGCCGAGGCGTTGAACGGGTTCGGCGCCGAAGCAATCCGCCACGCGTTGAGCTGCCTGCCAGACGACGCACCGCCGAACGCCGCGCAGTTCGCTCGGCTGTGTATGCGCGGCCCGCAGAGCCAGGCGCCGGTGCTGCCGTGGCCAACGCCAGACCCGGCTATGGTGGCGCGCGTTATGAGCGGGATCAAGCGCCCCGCGCAGCGCAACCCGCGGCAATGGGTGCACGACCTCAAAGCGCGCGAGGAACGCGGCGACAACCTGACGCAAGCGCAGCGGGACATGTGGCGCACGGCCCTGAGCGCGCACGTGTTGCTCGACCAGGCCAAGCACGGCGAGAACATCCCGTGCGAGGCGATCACCGACGCGCTTCGCGCAACGGGCGACATCCCGAAACCGGCTGAGTGGCTCACCGCATGAGCTACCCGTCGCGCGCGCGTGCGTTTTCAACCTTGCCGCTGTTCGAGCCCGGCGAAGCGCCACCGAGCCGTGCGAAGGCGCGGCCAAAGAGCGGGCCGGCGCACAAAGCTTCGCTCATCCATCGCGCCGTGTGGCGCATCGTGGCGGCCAGCATCGACAGCGGCGGCAAGCTCACCTACGGCGCGGTGATCGGCATCTGCGATGACCTGTGCGTCAACAAGGCGCAGCGGCTGCTGCTGGTCAAGGAACTCGTCAAACGCGGGTACCTGGTGCGCGTGACAACGATGGTGGTGCAGATGAAGGCGATGGAAAGGGTGTTGGCATGAGGCGATCGACGCATCACCGATGGGACGCAGCGGCTCGTGCCTGGGTGCCATTGCCGCGCGAGGATGACGCCATGCGGCGACTGACCTGGCGCGTGATCGCCGCCGTGCTGGCGGTGTTCTGGGTCGGCGTGGTCTGGTGGGCGACGCGGTGAGGGTGTTCGCCATCGACCCAGGACCGACCGTCAGCGGTTGGGTGATCCTCGAGCGCGGCGCAGTCGTGCAGTCCGGCGTGGACGACAACCATGAGCTGCTCGTCTGGGTGCGGCACGGGCAGCATGCCGATGTGCTCGCGATCGAAATGATCGCCGGCATGGGCATGACGGTCGGACAGACCGTTTTCGACACGGTCCGCTGGGTGGGGCGATTTCAGCAAGCCTGGGCCGATCCTGACGCGGTGCGGCTGATCTTCCGACGTCAGGTCAAAACCGAGTTGTGCGGCAACCAACAGGCCAAAGACAGCAACGTTCGGCAGGCCCTGATAGATCGGCTTGGGCCGCAGGGCACGAAGCGCGCACCCGGGCCGACGTATGGCGTGCGATCGCATGCGTGGGCAGCCCTCGGGGTTGCCGTGACCGTTCAAACGATCCTGCGCGGTTCTACGCGGTCGGTTGTTACACCCGAGGAAATCGCCGCATGAGCTGCGTCGCATGCGACAACGCCCGCGAACACCCGCTGTCGGGCATCTTCCAGCAGGGCTGCGACGGCTGCGCTGCGCGTGCGCTGGCCCGCTCGCCCGAGTTCCACGAAGCGGCCAAAGCGGGCGCGATGACGCCGAACTACCGCATGGCCCTGGCGACGTTCTTCCCGGCGCGCGAGGCGGAGGGGCACAAACTCGTCAAGGGGTGGGTGCGTTGAGCGCGCAAACCGTTATTGATTGGCCCGCGTTGCTGGGCGACATCGCCTACCTGCTGGGCGAGCCGACGATTGACGGCACGCAGCGCACGCCGGTCGCCTTCTTGCGCTTGGCAGAGTATCTGCGGGTGCCGCGCACAACGGCGTACGGATGGCTCGCGGGACAGCAGCCAAAGCACGCCGACGGAGAGAGGTTGATCGAGCGGTGGTGTGCGCTGACCGGAAAGGCGCGCACGTTCGTGCCCGTAACCCGGCCAGTGCTGAGTGCTCACAGCATCCGTCGCTGACTTGAACCCGACAGCCGATGCGGACCAGACTGGCGCCCGCACGCGTTGCCAAGATCAGCCACCAAGGAGCCTCAAGTCATGCCCAGATCAGCCACCGCAGCGATTCAGGTTCCGGGCGCACCGGTGCCCGAGACGGACGAGGCGCCCCCAGTGGACAAGGACGCGCAGATTGCCGAACTGAAGGCAAAGCTGGAACGCGCCGAGCGGGCGACGAATCCAACGTCGTCGATCGTGTTCGAACCGCAGACGCCGCACGGTGTGCAGGCGCGCGCAGAGAGCAAGCATCTGCACCTGACGGCGGCCGAGCTGCACGAGCAGGTTATGGCCGGCTCGGTGCGGCTGACCGAGCGGCACGTGCTGTGCAAGGACGGGTGGTATGCCAACCCGAGGTTCGGCGAGCCGCTGCGCGAAGTGGCGCGCGCCTGAGTCCATGCACGAGCTGCTGCCGGCCGCCCCGACGCGAGCGCAGATCGAGGCGCTCGAAACGGCGCTGCTCGGCCTGGAGGCGCAAGGGCAGGGCGTTGAGATCGGCACCTGGCACCACTTCGCCGATGGCCTGGTCGCCCGCACGATCCTGATACCGGCCGGCGTGTGCCTGACCGGCGCGGCGCACAAGGCTGAGCACCTGAACATCGCTTGCGGCGACATCACCGTCTGGACCGAGGCGGGCATGAAGCGGCTGACCGGATACCACGTGCTGCCGTCGCTGCCGGGCGCGAAGCGCGTCGGCCTGGCGCACGCCGATACCTGGTGGACGACGGTGCACACGAACCCGGACAACGAGCGCGATCTGGCGAAGCTCGAAGATGCGCTCGTCGAGGACGCGCAAGGGTTGCAATCGCGTCGGCTGCTGATGCGCGCTACCCCAATAGGAGAGATCCAATGAGCTGGGTAGCTGCGGCTGTAGCTGCTGTGGGCGTCGTGACGAGTCTCTACAGTTCGAACCAGCAGAAGAAGGCGGCGCGCGGCCAGGCCAACGCGATCAAGGACGCGCAGGAGGCCGACGCACGCACGGCAGCCGAGGCCGAGACGAATGCGCTCGTTGCCGCGAACGCGCAGCGTGCCGACGCGAGCCGGCGGCGCCGCTCATCCAGCCTGCTCGGCGGCGGTGACATCGCCGACACCGCGCTCGGCGGTGGCGCACCGCTGGCCGCGGGCGGCCCGGCACCCGCAGCGCGGGCAGCAGCCTACGGCGCGTCCGCCGCAAGCGGAACGGCCCTAGGCGCCGGCGCACCGTCGTCGGTGTCGGCTGGCCGGGTAGGGCGCGTGACCACGCCGCGCACGCCGAGCCGCAGCGCGGCGGTTTGATGGCCCAGATCGAAGCCCTCTGCAAACGCCTGACGCGCCTAGAGACGCTGCGCCAGGTGCATGAACCCGTCTGGCGCGACTGCTTCGACCACTCGTTCCCGATTCGCGGGTCCGGCCTGCAAGGCGGGCAGCCGCTGGATGCGCAGCAGGCCCTGGACCGCAAGGCGCGGCTGCTGCACAGCGCCGCCACCGATGCCGGGCGCACCCTGGCGGCGGCCATCGTCTCGGGCTCGACGCCATCGAGTTCGGTCTGGGCGCTGCTCGCTGTGTCCGGCGCCGACGATGACGGCAAGGCCTGGCTCGACGAGAAGGGCAAGCAACTGCACGAGGAAGTGCACGCCAGCACGTTTGACTCGGCGGCGTTCGAGTGCGCGCTCGACCTGGTTGCAGCCGGCTGGTTCGCGCTCTACATCGACACCAACCGCGAGGCGGGCGGCTTCACCTTCACGCAGTGGAGCGTGGCGAGCGTCTACGCGGCCAGCACGAAGGCGGGCGGGCCCATCGACACGGTGTTCCGCAAGTACACGCTGACGGCCGAGCAGTGCATCACCGAGTTCGGCGAAGACAAGGTATCGGCCGACGTGCTGAAGAAGTGGAAGGCCGACCCGGATACGCCGGTGTGCATCTGCCACGCGATCTACCCGCGCAGCACTTATGTCGTCGATGCGCGGTTGTCGAAGAACCTGCCGGTCGCGTCGTGCCACTTTGAGGTCGAGCACAAGCACGAGCTGCGCGAGAGCGGTTACCACGAAATGCCGGTGATCGTGCCGCGCTGGGCCGTCATCCCGGACAGCGTGTATGCGATTGGCCCGATGTTCGACGCGCTGCCAGACGCGCGCGAGCTGAACGAGTTCCTGCGCATGGACCGCATGAACGCCGAACTCTCGATCGCCGGCATGTGGATTGCCGAAGACGACGGCGTTCTGAACCCGCGCACGGTGAAGGTGGGCCCGCGCAAGGTGATCGTCGCGAACAGCGTCGATTCGATGAAGCAACTCAGCGCGGGCGGTGACTGGCAGCTTGCCGATGCGCGCGTCGCGCAGTACCACGCGGCGATCCGCAAGATTCTGATGGCCGACCAGCTGCAGCCGCAGGATGGCCCGGCGATGACGGCCACCGAAGTGCACGTGCGTGTGAACATGATCCGCCAGCTCCTGGGCCCGATCTACGGCCGCTTGCAGGCCGAGTACCTCGCCCCGATGGTCGAGCGCTGCTTCGGGCTGATGTTCCGCGCCGGGCTGTTCGGACAGGCGCCCGAGTCGCTGGGCGGCCAGACGCTCAAGGTCAAGTACAACAACCCGCTTGCTCGGGCCCAGAAGATGGAAGACGTGGGCGCGATCGAGCGACTGAACCAGAACCTCGCGGTGACGGCGCAGATGCGGCCCGAGGTGAACGACCTGATCGACTGGGACGAGCAGACACGCATGCTGGCCGAGGCGCTTGGTGTGCCGCTCAAGGCGCTGCGCCCGGCCGACCAAGTGCAGGCTGTGCGCGAGCAGCGTGCACAGCAGCAGGCCGAAGCACAGCAGGCAGCGCAGGCGCAGCAGTTGCAGACGATGGCCGCCGATGCGGCGATGCAGCGCAGCATCAAGGCTGCGTGACCAAACCCTCAGGGAGAAAATCATCATGTCGCAAGTCGTGCAGGGAACGTTCGCAACAGGTTCAACAGCCTCAGTTGGCAACGTAAGTGATTCGCTGCTCATCCCGACAGGGACGACCACGATGCGCCTGACCGTGACCGGCCTGGACGCGTCGAACACGGTCAAGACGCAGAAGCGCACGGCACCTGGCGGCGCGTTTGCCGATCAAACGACCTACAACTCGAACCAGACGAACGTGGCCGTCACCGTGGCTGCGGGCGAGGAATGGCGGCTGTTCCAACTCGCGCAGCAAGCGACGCGCGATGTGGTCTACAAACTCAGCGCGGAGAGCTGACATGTCCAATCAAAGCTACGCGTCGGCAGCGCGAACTGCCACGTTCACCGGGGACGACAACCGCAAGGTGCCCGGCAGCCGCGGGGTGAAGGCGGTCCTCGATGTAACAGCGGTGCCGGGTGTGGACACGGTGCAACTCGTCATCGAGAACAAGGACCCGGCCTCGGGCAAGTACGTGCAGGTTCTGGCGGCTGCCGCCCGCGTTGCCACGGGCACCGACACGCTGACGGTCTACCCCGGCGGCGCGGTCACGGCGAACGTCTCGGCGAACGATGCGCTCGCGGACATCTACCGCGCACGCGTCATCCACTCGGCCGGCACGAGCTTCACGTACAGCCTGAGCCTGACCGAGTTGCCATGACGCAAGAGCGCCGCGCCGATGCCGCGATGTACGCGCGGGTGTTCGAGGGGCACGACGAAGGCGTGCTTATCCTCGAAGACCTGACGCGCAGGTTCGGCGGGGCGCTGTTCGTGAAGGGCGGCGAAGACGGGCGCCGGCAGACCGACTACCGGCTCGGCCAGCGCGCGGTCCTCGACCACATCCTCGGTCAGATCAATCAAGCCAACGATGTGCCGCCGGCCGATGACGAGCAGGAGCAGCAGGCATGAGCATCACCACCGATGTCTGCGACAGCTACACCCAAGAGGTGATGAGCGGCGTTCACCTCTCGACCGACACCTACAAGCTCGCACTCATCAAGCCTGCGAGCGCAGGGACGATTGACCGCACGGTGACCAACTATTCGGCTCTCGGAGCCGATGAAGTGCCCAACGGTGGCGGGTACTCGGCAGGCGGCGTGTCCTTGTCCGGTTTCGCTACATCGCTGGCCGCGGGTGTGGCGCGCCTGGATTTCGCAGATGCCGTGTGGGCAGCGGCAACGTTCAGCGCGGCCGGCGCACTCATCTACAACTCGACGCAGGGCAACAAGGCAGTGGCAGTGCTGTCCTTCGGCGGCACGTTCACCGGCGGCGGGGGCAACTTCACCGTGCCGATGGTCAACCCGGTGCAGGCGACCTGATGCCGGTCACCTTGCAGCTTGCAGACGAGGACGCGGCAAGCATTCTGCTCAACACACTTCGCAATCAGTCTCTCGCAATCGCACTGCTTCGCGCGGTGCTCACCCAAGGAAAGGCAATCATGGCAACCGAACAGCAAATTCTCGACGCGCTCAGCGCCGCAACCACGCAACTCGGCGAGTTGAATACGATCCTCGGCAAGGTCAGTTCCGAGTCCACGACGACGCTCGCCGAACTCGCAAAGGCGAAGGCCGACCTGGCTGCGCTCATCACGCAAGCAGGCGGTACATCGGCAGCAGTCGATGCGGCACTCCAAGCGCTGAGCGACTCGATTGTGCGCGCGTCGGCG